CCAAGTGTCCTCTTTACCCCTTCAACTTCTCTGTCTGCTGTATCCTCTTCATACCTCTGTATAACAGCAGGCATGGTAGATATGCACTCCTCTGCCTCAAGCTCTTGTATGTTCTTGTCTATGCGATCTCTAATGTCTTTGAGTTTGGGGACAGGTATGTTATCAAGAGAACCATGAACAGAGATAAGCTCTTCAAAGATGTGTGCTGTCTCTATTGATTTGATATACTCGTCTTTGACTTTCTTGATGAGGGCTTTGATGTTTGTGAAATCCTCGAAGTTGTTGTAGATGATCTCTATGTCACCATAGATAAGAGTCTTGCCTGAATAACCTATCTTCTGTAGCGATTCCTTTGACAGTGAGAAAACTTCATCAAAGACAAAGGGCATCCCTGCTTCTTTCATTTCGAGAAGAGTTAGATGTATGCCCCTGTAGAAATCTTGCAGGAACCACTCTGACTTTACAGCTTCAGGATCATTGCCATGCAATATCCACGAAATTATCTTCTGGTAAGTTTCCGATAGCATTTGTGCTGCGAGTTTTGAAGACAATTGTGTGCTCCGTTCAATCTGATTGCTTTACTTTTTTTCTTTGAAAATATTTATTGCTGGAATCTATGACATATGCGTATGTTGCCACATAGTCTTTTTCCTGTCTACCATCATTTAGCTCCTCGTCTAAATTAGAACACATTTCTTCAAGTCCCATACTTGTCCCATAAAAATAGCCTACGTTAATCTCTTTTGACCCTAAAGGATCATCGTATAAAATGTCGTAGTGACGTTTCTTTTTCATATCTTAATCGCATTTCCGAAAAAATCATCTTCATCCGCAGCATCAAAATCCTTGACAAAGTCTTCTTTCTCAATCACAGAGAACCACAAATTCATCATAGCTTCATCCTTTTTGCCTGTCCTCACATGGCCAAGTATATTTCCATCAAAAGGAACGAACGACACAAGTTGATGATTGAGCCTCAATCTGTCCGCACTCTCAAGTATTTTATCTTTCCAGTGCCTCGTCAATTCAATGTCATCAGGTAATAGCCTTATCAAGTCGTCAACGTTTCTGTATGTCTTGAGTATGTGGTCAATGATTTCTTTGGTAGCATTCTTCAGGCCGGGCTCAATACAATCAGAGTTATCACCTGTCAGGCTTTTCCACAGAATCACTTTTTCCTCTGAGGGATCGAATCCATATTTCTTGATGAAGTATGACCTATCATACAACTTCTTGTGGTTATACCAGTATGAGTAGTCAGTGATTCCTCTGCTCCAGTCAAGATCATTAGATATGAGCAAACAGTTTGCGTAGTAACTCAAATTGAAAGTAGCCATGAGAGGTTTCACAAGATCATCAGCCTCATACCCGTCTACCCTAACCACCCTGTAGGAATCAGAATATGAGAGGGCTACCTGTTGAATCAGGTTGATGATGTTCAAGAACAACGAATTGAGTCTCGTTTGTTCTCTTCTGTGCTTGTAGGACGTGTCTATCTCACGCCGCTTGTAGAATACCGATCCCGGATTGTCAAACAGAAGATACACGGTTGAGTTGTCATAGGCAAACTGCTCCTGTATGGATTTCAGACGATCAAAGAAACCCATGACGGGATTGCATACAACATCCTCATACAACTTCTCCACATCAGGAGACTTATCAATGGCTACTCTGTAGAATAGATTGTTGGCATCAACAATCAAGTGCTGAAACCGTGGTTGTTGTAGCTTCTCTTTTACAGGTTTAGGTTCGTCTCGGAAAAGGTTCATCTTATTGTTTTAGATTTAGAATCCATTAAGGTTTGTCTATCCAGAGATATGGATAAATATCATCTCCCATTATCTTAGTGGCCTTAATACATATATCTTTAGACAGAGTATATTGTGATTTATGAAGTTGTTGGCGAAATTCTGAGCAACCAATAAATAAGAGGCTACTATGTGCATATGGAAAATATTTATTGTCATACCGTTTAAAATCAATCTTACTCTCATCTCTTCCGAGATAGTCAAGAATGAAAGCCCATTTACGTTGAGGTGGACTCAAATGTTTACGGGATTCAGCTAACTCTTTTGTTTTAAATATGTTACAAGTAATATACTTATGTTTTAAACCACTGTTTCCAATATTTGAATAATCTGAAAGAACCATTCCATCATTAGATATGAACCACCAGCACTCCCCGTCACGGGGTATCCACATCCAATCTTCCTGTGTAATCTCTTTCGCTGATTTTTCTTTTTTAGTTATATCATTTATACGCTTAACCAGTGAGGTTAATTTATCTGATACCATATCATGATATGCCTTAACACCCTTAGACAGCATATCAATTTCTGTTTTGATCGTTTCAACGTCTTTGTTCATTGTTTCCTCTCCCCACCAAACGGTACGTGTTCAATCATAATTTCAGGCATCACTATTTGCAGAAAATATACATCGCCAACTACTCACATTGCCATCATTCCACCATGCCTGTCCGAATTGGTTATGGTGGTCAGGCAGTTTATATGCATTAGGAGCATCAATCTCCATGATAACTGTTCTACCTACCTTCATCGCCCATCCCATAGCGGCCGGACAGGTTGTAAAACCCCGCACAGGACTCTTTATGTACCCCGTTTCTCGATATCGCCTTGCCTTTTTCTCTGTTGTAGCATGATAAAGAATCATGCTTCTTCCGTAAACTTCCTCATCGGCTTCCATTTTTCCAATCTTTCTGTGATCTCATTTTCCGTCAACCACAAATCTGATCCTGCAAGGATTGACTTGATTTCTTTTTTAGAGAGGAACGTATTGTAAGCCTTCATAACAATTTGCTCACTCCACGTTTTCATAAAGTCCGAATGGGCCTTGATCTCGTTCACCTTCCCACCGCTTCCCCACGATATGTTGTGGATCATCATGGATGAGAATTGCATCGGGACTATCTTATCACACGCAAGGGCTATAACTCCGGCTGCTGAATAAGCGGAATATATTTCGGCCACACAAAAAGCATCACTGTTTTGTATGCCATTCACTATCTGGATAGCAGTTCCAACATCGCCACCAAAACTATTTATCCTGAAAACAATAGCATCGTTGCGACTCGCCTTCTGCAATATAGAAAAAACTTTCCTATAGTTCTCCGGCCCATCAATCTCTCCATCTAAATTTACATATGTCTGTCTGATGTGCAGGGATACAGAATCAAGAATGTCATCAGATATTTTCTCATCTGTAAGTTCGTCATCTGTGGATAAGTAGGCGTATTTCTGTTTACTCATTTCCAGGCATTAGTCTGTCTCTCTATTCCAGAAATAATCACAGCTAAACATTGCGCCAAAAAATTTCCCAGGAGCAACAATAAACCATGATTGCCATTCTGGAGTGACCGGAGCAATATGCCGGTAACATTTGTCTTTCTGAGAACAAACAGTAATCTCCCCCTCATTACTTGTTTCAAGTACGGCTTTACACATTGTAATATCTGCCATTTTCATTTATGCCGATCTTTTCTAATCTGATCTACAATCAGCCATAGCCCAGAAGTTAGGGCTACAACAAAAATGATAATAAACCCAACAAAACTTTCCATACGCGTTACCCTTTTACCTTTAACTTGTTCTTGAGAAGACGATCCATATAAGTTGTAGAACCCTTCAATAGTCTAATTTCGGATTGAACATCCTTATGTATCGCTTCTATGTCCTTTTCAGCAATACTGATTTCTTGAACAGCAGCAATAATCTGTGGAGCCATCTTCTGTAGGGCCAGAGTAATACCGGAGAACCCCCTCTCATATATCTGCTCACTTGCTGCCAGTCGATTCAACGTTTTAGACATTAAATCAATTGTATGTTTCATCTCGTCTCTAACTTGAGCGGCCTCATGTTCTATCGCTTGAGTCTTTTTCTCTGACTCAAATTGCAGGGAGTGCAGGGCTCGTTCATGGTTTTTCTCAATTGTTTTTTTATACAGGTCGTGTTGTTTCTTGAATGAATTAATTGTAGCAATAGTCCCTCGGTTAATTTCCTCAATCTCAAGTTTGTGAGATTTTCTCAGGTCGGAAATAATCAGTCTCGCCTTACGGTTTGCAATGTAGTCAAGCAATCGATAAAGACGAGACTTATGTTTGAGAAAACCAAGCATTTTATGCAACCCCATCCGAATTACAATTATCAACCAAACTTGAAATTTGATTTTCGAGTTTGTCAATCTTATTTTCCAGATCCTCTATCTCACCATGAGCATCATCAAGGTCATTTTCAAGACGCTGAATGGTTTCTATTTTGCTTTCAAAATCTATTTCTGATTCTCGCATCTCAATACATTTTACTAACAACTCTCGAATATTCTCTTTAACCCACAGGTCAAAAACTTCCCTATCATCAGAATATTTGCATTGCCACAAACGATCTTTCAACTCATCGAGGTTAATTCAGATTCCTCCAACCAAGTAACGGAGCTGTGCCATCTGCTCGTCTGTAAAAACAATGGACACTTTTTTCTTGGGGGAATGTATATCCACAACTACACGCTCCTTTAGTTGCACTACTTTTTCCCACACTTCCTCCTCATCCACCTTTTGATGGCACCCGTCATGTATCCGTCGGGTAATAACTATACGATCGGGGGTAATCTCTGGGTCCACGGAAAATAGGCACGGGCTTCCATGAGTAAACCCCGCAACAGATTCCCCACGGCTTACGCATGATACTGCATACTGAAGCATTTGTGGGTATGTCTTGCTCAGGATTTTGTGCCTCCCGACTCTGCGTTGATATTCAGGCCAATTCATGTTTGACCCCTCCCACAATGAGAGGAGTAAGCCTGCTCTCTTGTATCCCTTCCAAGATTTGGTCCTTTCGCTTCTTCCTCTCCGGGCCAACGTTAACACTATATACAAGGAGGTGTGTAGCAGGGTCATAGAATTTACCTACTACTGTCCCAAGCATGGCGAAGTTACTCCCTTCGTCGACCACAACCCTATAGCCTACAGGGTAGCCCACAATAGACCGATACAGTGTCATTGCAAATTTGCGGATAGTAAACATAATCTTATTCATCTTTTGTCTCCAGATGTGTTAGATCTCGTACATTTCAATATATCCGTCTTTACGGCGACTATACTCTTCTGAGTCTCGTTGTCGTATTTCCTTTTCCAGCTCAGCATATAGACTCACAGATAACCCTGCCAGAGGAATAATCCGCAGCTCAGGGTCTTCAAACTCCTGTACTCTAACAGTAGATCTCTCTACGTAACCATACACTGACACTTCTATACCCCATTGCCGTGTATCACCTATCTGACCATATGTCAGAGAACCAGGAATAGGATATGCAATCAGATCTTTCCCATCCTCTTGTTCAACAACTACAAGCCTCTGTAGTATTGTACCACTTTGATTCTGAATCATTATCAACCGTCCTTTTGATTATTATTTTTCACATTTCGAAAACTGAAACGATGTCTCACCGGTTTTAGGTTCCACAACAAAAACTCCATATCCCATCTCTGCAAGATCTGCCTGAGAATACGATAGGGGTGAAGGTAGCGTTATCCAAAAAACCACAACAACAACTACCCCCACAATAAACCCGACTAGAACTTCATCCATACTATTTACCTCAGTCTTCAAATTTATACAATTTGTACTTCGCCAGTATAGCGTCAACATTTTCATTCAGCCATGTCTTAGCTTCTGCAACAGACCCAAATCTCTTTTCGAGAGCAATCCATTTCCACGAGCAATTTGGGTTGCCATCTTCGTTAATGTCTGCTTTTTCAGCAGCAAAACAAATCCTGTGTGGGGCGTCATTATCTATCATGCCGACTTCTTTGCGTTTGAGTTTTACATTATGGTAATAGTTCTGAAAAGCATTGTCTGGCTTCTCTGTTTTGAACGTAAACTTCATATGATTTTCCCTTATAAACACACGATTTATTCTGACACCAGAATCTTCTGGTATTCTCTTATCTTACCTGTTGGATAACAATTGTCACTTCCCCACTCAGGAGTACAGATATACTCCTTTTCAATACGGACACAAAACAAATCCTTTGCTTCAGAGTGCGCTCTGTAAATGGCATCATCCCAGTCCTGATCATGACCTGACAGAGATGAGGGAGTCGCTTGCATTATATTCTCAACATGCTGGGCCACACGCTCTCTCTGTTCGTCAGTGATCAGCTCGCACCCTGCCCAATACCACTGAATTTATGGTGACTCTGTATTCTTTGAGCACGCAGGAATAGCAGAGAATGCGCAAAGGGTAAACATTACAAGTTTCATATCGATTTCTTTCCCCCTACAAGTGGGAACCAATCGGGAAATGTCACACGACCAACCTTCTTTTGGTTCCAGAAGGGATACAGATAATCATACGCATCGGCTTCTGTAAACATTAGCTCTACTACCTCATCATTTTGATCGTACACTTCAAGAATGAGTCCTGTAAGATCCTCTACCGCATCCTGCAAAGAATCATACTCATCCCTTGCATTCTCAATGTCACCCCATACGCTTTGATCCCGCAGAGGGTCATTTGTTGTGAACACGTCTGTCAGGTATATCTTTTGTTTCATCGGATTACTCCTCCTCCCTTGGTTTGATAAAGAAAAATTCGTTTAAGCCCTTTACGTATAACTGATTCAGGTCAATCCCTAATGCGGTAGCTTCCAGTATACCCGGCCAGAATCCTGTCCATCTGGCAAACAATTTATCGTGGCCTTCACAATCATCAAGGAATCTCTGCCCACCACAAACAGAGCATATCTCTACGTCACAGTTGTCTAAGTGGGGTCTCCCTGGAGTAACCCCACAATCGGGGCAATTTGATGGATTCGGATCTGGTTTCATAGCTTACTCCCCTTCGGAGTGATCTTCAAAGTTTACGGAATTGAATGCCATACCAGGAAATTCGTCGATATACATGTGTCAACGTATGGTTTGATTTTCTCGATATTGATAAGAGCCTGCCTACGAGCAAACTCTCTGAGAATTTCTGTAGCATCAAGTTCCCAGAGATATTCACTGACTCTGATTTTTTAGAGTTCATGTTTGTTCCTCAATTTTCCTGAAAATAATAGCTCGACCCATGCCATATTTCAGACATGGGCCTTTTCTGTCATTTGAATTTTCTGACGAGCTTTCGTGGATTCCTGAGAGATTGTTTCTCTACCAGTTCCATAGTCTTTTCAATATGATATTCTATCTGAGTGTTCATCATGTTAATCCTCTTTTTGTTGCCCTACTTAACGGAGTAACCATTTGCTAATAACAAAGCGACCGCAGCATTCCGATTTTCGCATTTGACATTCACTACTCGATTCCCTCGGAAATCATTGTAGGTAACGAAAAATACTCCTGCATTTTCGGGGACTTCAACTTTCATTTTTTGTACACGGAGATCAAATCCTACGTCTATGCTGGAAACGTTTATGCTATTCATTCTCTTATTCCTCTCTTTCTAAGTTTCAGGACTCTCAGCCCTGATAAAAACAACTATCGCACATACCTTTAGAAAGCGCAAGCACTTTTTCTACCAGTAGCACAAAAAAGTGAATTTTTTTCTCATCTTATTTTACTAAACAGATATTAAGCCATCAATTCATGGAATCGTGTTTTGATTAGATCAAAATACTGGGGCATTCCATCATCCTCTCCATACCACCCTAAAGAAAAACCGTCATTATATTCAACAAGGGCTGTCCTGCCATCATCCAGAACACCCCAATCTATACAGTAAGCAGAAGGAGTATTCACCAGTAATTTGAGAGCCGTGTAGATAACCCCACCATCCGGCCTGACATTCTCATCCCCGTCATAATGCCCACAAGCTATGATCTCACCTCTTACGATGTAATACCGCCACTCAGTAAGCCAATGAACCACATCCGACACATAAACCGCAGTATGCCTGCTATGATGATTGATCTGTTGCAGGTCAGAGGGATCTTTCATAACGAAACCAGTCCATTTTTTAAGATCATCGGCAGGCTTGATGAACCCATAGAATCCATCGTGTATCAACCCGAGTTTTGTTCTGGTTATATTGCGGTATAAGAATGGTCTCAGTATTTCAGGGTAGCTATCTATGATTGGAATGGGCTTTCCAGCCTTCTTTAATATGGCATATATAAATGGTATCGTTCCATCTGCAATATCGTCTTTCGTTATTACAACTTTCCCTCTCTCGATGTCCTTGCGAGAAATAGTTTCATAGGGCTCATTGATTGATCGGAGATATGACTTGAGAAGATTGTATTCTCTGATTCGGCCATTGGCAATTTCAAGATAAATCATGGGACAACCTTCAAAGTTTCCCTATCAGTGTAAATGCTTTTTTCACATCCTTCTCCCTTCTCTCCGTGTCAGGAATGAGTTTGGAATTTTCTTCTTCATAGATAGTTGATGGCAACAGGTCCACTGATTTCATTGCGGAATAGGCTTGAGCCATGGCGTCTGAAACGTCCTTCATATTTTTACCCGCCTCTGATTTCTCCCAATCTCCATCGTATATGTACGTGTGTTTCCCGGAGGGGTGGTCAACTTTCTCTTTTCCATTAGCTCCTGTCACACGTTCCAAACACATCAGATTATTTTTCAAGAAGATATTCTTTCCGGCTTTCACCGTTCCAGTTACAAGAGCAGACAAAAGATTCTGGTAGTCATTCATATCCCGGTCCACTGAATTTGACATGATAAATGGCTCATCTCTGCTCACCCTTCTATTCAGGTTCTGCTGTAATTGTGATGATAAGGCCGTATCAATATACCCCCGTTTGATAGGCACAGTTCCCTCTCGCATAAGGTCCATAACAAATTCCTCCACAGCCTGAAGGTTAATCCCCACCTCCCCAAACCCTACGGCAAAAGCAAAATCATAAACAATAACAACAGACCGTAATTCATTGGACCACTCTTTATGGCACATAGCTATACCAGCAAGGTCTCCCTTGTTGGACTTGGCAAGGTCAAACCCGAGCATACGCATTTCCCTCGGTGCCCTCATTAAAGAGAATCTACCATCAAACGTCTTATGGAAAAAGAGATGCTGGATATTGTTCCATATCAACATTTCAGGGGATTGTCCAGCATCCGCTGTAACAAGGCTAATCACATTCTGTAACCTGCCGTTATCAAATAGGCTATCAATTACTTTCACATTCTGAATAAACTTGCTCTCATTAGAGGATGGTTTTCCTCCTATGTCCTTGATAGACTTAACAAGGTTTCGCTCATAATCAGGAAGAGCATCTATCGGTGGATAGTCTATGAGATCAGATGGGTATTCAGATACCTCAAAATCTTGTAAGATTTTCGGAGGGTGTGTTCCGTCTCCAGTACAAACAGGAAACGTCTGGCCTGTCCTTACCCATATTGGAAAGTTTTTAGCATGTAGTTCTTTAACATCCCATCGTCTCAACCAATGGAAAAACACATTATCTGTATCGTATCGTAGCTTCTTCAGTATCTCCGATTCAATACGTGATTCAACATTGTTTGCAGATGTGTCCAGGTAAGTGAAGGCCAATGGAGCTTTGTTTCCGACAGTAGCTTTGATACGCTCTCTTACGTCAGTGTATAGTTGAAAAATTGCTTCCTCTGTTGCTCCGGCGTTCTCTATAAAAAACGCAATTTCAGAGATATAAGCAGAGAGGATGTTCGCACCGAGGATAGCAAGTGTGTCACTGTTCCCTGTAATAAGCTGAATACCCGAGTTCAGAGTAAGATGTCCAACCAGTGCTGCCTTGCTGTAGACGATAATGTCGTTACCAACTTTAACTTGCTCAGTCTGGACAGAGTCTTGAAACTTCACTTTCCTGAATCTCTCAGACCGGTCCATGATGTTATACAGCGGCTTCAAGTATATCTCATACACTTTCTTGTAGTTGTATGAGAGGATGTACATACAAAGGCTTGTGTTGGGGGACATTGAGTAGGATGCGTTTACATCCCTCAAATGGTGAAGATAGACTATCGTATACAACATCAGCAGGTTTGCCAAAAAGCTCTTCCCACAATTTTTAGCAATCGTTAAATCTGAATGGAGGTAATACGAGTCTGGCCCGGCAACTGTGATACCTACGTATTTCCCATGACCGTAAGGGGATACGGAAATTCCGGTTCGATGAAAGCTAAGGACAGATTTTCCTTTGGGAAATTGCCATGCTTGTTTACGGGGAAGCCTGCAAGGTATACTTGATAAATTTCCAGTTATACACAGCCTATAATACAAGCCAGTAAAATTGATAGACTTAATAGATTTAGAAGAAAGAACAATGCTTGCTCTAAGCCCTAAGCTACGACATAGAAAAAGGATATCTTTAGCGAGTCTTTCTGATTTACAGCTTAAATCATAAGATGTTCCACCCCTCTTTTCCAAATGCCCATCACTGTCCAGTATACCAGCCAACAGTCGAAGCCTATTCTCTTTAGAATTTCTAAGATACTGAACTGGTACGTGCTTGTTATTTAGCAATCCCCATTCTTTAAACTTCCTGAAAACAAATGAACCTCTATATGGCCGTTCTCTATCGGAATATGCGACTGTTTTAGCTTCTGTTCCCTGCTTGCTGGAGATATGAACTTTATCCTCTGGGAAATTTGCAATGTAAGAGGACAGATACTCTAATATTTCTGGGTCTATCGTTGTAATAGCCGCCGTATGAGCAGACCCATCCCCAAGCCATAACCCAACATAATATGGATCTATGTCCAGCGGGGTCTCCTCGAATTCGAGATGGGGTGTCCTTATACCTTTAAGTTTATGCTTCTCTGTTTTACTTTTTTGCAGATATTCCTCAACAGACAGGCATAATCTTGTCTCCGCTTTGCGTGCTTTTTCTCCAGTTCTATGATTATTCCAATTTGTATATTCGAGAACAAGAATGTGATCCTTTGTTACGATATAATCGTCAGCTCCTTTGTTTTGGTGAACCTTGTACAATTCATCTTCGCCCTTTTGCATCCTTTCTACCAGCCGAGGAGAAGAATCCGGCCCCATAAGTAAATCCCCTATTCGGAGGTCTTTCATTTTTCGTGTAGAAAGATCCCACATTAACACTTCGGTATCCTCATGTTCACAACGTGTTGCTCCGTAAAAGGAAATCACGTTGTACATTTTCGACGTATCGGCTACCTTGAGGAAATCTTCTCTGACCCACTCCCTGATAGACTGAACATAGTGACTATCTAACCACCCAGCTTTGGGGTCTAAAAACTCTTCAGGGGTCGGAGGACGTTGCTTAAACAGAACAGATTCAGCCCACTCCTTTTCGGGATTTGTTCCGTTATCAACGAGATTTTTAGCTATCTTTTGAAGTTGCTGTTGTTCTTCAGGAGAAAGTGTTTCTACTATGCTTTGTAATAATTTGAGATCATCAAGTTTTTTATCTTCTGATCTATCATGCAGGGTAAAATTTGCCATTCTGTTTCGACTCCATAGTTCTATCAAATTTGTGGAGGATTGACGTCCTCGACAGATTTATTAGTTTTTTATAGAGTTAAAAAATGACGGAAAAAAATGGGAAACACACGATAGGAGTCGAAGAGGGAAGAAATCGTGTGCTTTCAGCCCGTCAAAGCCTATCCCAGATGATTAGTTTTTTACTTATTCTCCATCCAGCAGAGATACGAAATCAAAAGTGCCTCTGCAATCCCATCGCTCTCTACTTTACTCCTCTCTGTCGCCAGTAAATTCACACCAGGATACAATTCCTTCGCCTTAGCAATGCTCAGTTGCTTCAATCGTTTTTTTCTGTCGGCTTTTGATTCGCCTTCGATCTTGGGCACCTTACCTATGACAGTATTCTTCCATTTCTGAGGAGTTACTTCCTTGATCGTTAACGGCCCTAATAAATAATCAAAGGTATGAAGCACCCCCATTAGCTCTCCTACATTTTTACCAAAGGAGAACATAGATGCAACACCCTGAGACGGCATTGAATGAACTAATTCTACATAGACAATGGATTCTTTTATTCCATCAAAGCTTACGTATGGTTTGAGAAATACAGCTATCTCTTTTGGGGTGGATGGCATTCTAGATAAGGCTTTGACTTGTCCTTTGCTGTTGAGGACTGCAAACGCCCCAGATTTTCCTGGATCTACACCACAGAAGTATGACACATACTATTAGTATATGTTAATAGAAATGGATATGGGAAACAACCATATCCAGCAATTCAATTATTTTCCATATACCGAATATAGCCAAGATGGAAGCCACAATAGCCCATGTAATTAAACCAAGAATTAAACCAGAAAAAGCATCCCCTAACTGCTGCATCCTATCACCTCACCACATGCTCTTATCACTGAGAACACTATCAGATTTTTTTCGACCCGGAATTTTACTGAGAGGAGTCAGGCTGCTTGCCTTATACGTTGTATTCGAACTGCTGTAGCCGTTCTTCGCATTCCCATGCAGACCTTCCCCTATATCAAAACAAACACGACCAAAATGCCGCTTGAACTCGCATATAGTTCGTGCTCCTCCATTATCACGTTCTTTCACACACTCGAATATCATAGTCTCTGGAATTGGATCACCATCTTTTGTTCGGTGGGTCTCTATACATAGTTCTTCACAATTACTGCATTGATAATCTACAAACATGATACTACATCTCTCCTTACCACATCTTAGGCGGCTCTTTTTCAACTTTCTTAGGCTTCTTCCCTTTGAGCCTATCCTGAGCGTTAGTCACCTGAGCTACTGTAACAGGTTCAGGAGCCTCTACCCCATCTTTCTCTGCCCGCATCTTCTGTGCATCGATAATCAGTTTGATTAGAAACTGATTTGATTTGTTCACAGTATCAATCCCGTAGTATTCTGCAATGTGTGTGAGATCCTTACGCACGGTCATAGACATGAGATCATTGACTTGGTAAATAGGAATATCCCTGCTCATTGCTTCTACTGAATTATAGACAACTTCTTTTGTAGCGGGAATGAAAATCTCATAGTCAATGATCCCTTCCATGTTGGCATTCGACTTGATGAAAGGATGTAGTTCTTTCTTTGGTTGCATCTCTGCAAGGTTCCATTGCTTGGACAGGTGGACTCCATTCAGGGACATTGTATCGTGTTGCGTGCCTTCAGTGAGGCGATACCTGTGGTGTTTTACTTTTAGACTTTCGTTCACGCTATCACCTCATCGTACGTTTCCTCAAAAATGTCTGGCTTACATGGGTAAAATTCCCCTTTAGCTCCTTTAATAATCCAATCCCCAACAGAAGCTCGCATTGTTCCTTCGAGAGTCTGGATGAAAATATCTGTGCTATTATGGGTAGCCTGCCCGCCATAAGATTGAATCCATCTGACAATATCATCCATGCTTTCTGCATAGGGTTCGTTGTTGGAATGGAATTTCACTGCGTCTACTTCCACCGGTCTTTTTCTAAATCTCATAATGTATTAGCTCCTCAAAACTTGATTGTCTCATTGCATTTAGGACAGTGTATGCTCAACTCTTTGTCAGTGTGCATATCCCACATGATCCTCAGTTCATCTCTTGATATGTTCCCTGTCTTGTATTTACAAAATGTGCAATCAGGATCAACTTCCTTTTCAGAAATAGTTCCCTTGCCTATGAGATCGTTATCAATTTCATTCTTCCTCATCCAGATATACACTCACCACTTCAACAAGTTCGATCCTTGTTTCTTCTTCATTCTCGTCACACACTTCAGCATAGTTTGGAAGTTCTTCATTCAGGAAGTCTTTCAATTCTGCTAATACTACTGCATCTATATTGCCATAATCCTTCTCAATAGAGAGTTCGATCATCAATTTCATCTTGTGGTATTAGTTTGGGATGTTCTTGTTGTATTCCTCAATCTGACATTCTACAAGGGGATCGGTAAGAGAAAGGTTCCTCTCTACTAAGTCTTTCATCACCAAGCCCAACCTCCCCATTGTCCAAATATCACTCACCGGTTATATCTTCTTTCCGTTTTTCACTCATGCTATTTCGCAGCCTCCTCTTTCAATTCCTTCCTCAGTATCTCTGCCGTCTGCATATACCAGTATTTACCTGACAGCCCTGTTTGTGTAAAGAACTTATCCACGTATGCTTCCCCTCGTTCAAATAAGATATTCAATGCAATCACTCGTTTCAGGTCTTGATACTCGTCATCCACATACTCAGATATTTTATCCGTAAGCCCGAAGAGGAAAGTTTCAAGGTAACTACTCTGCAACGAATCCACTGCCCTCTCCACGTTGTTCTTTGTATCTGCAAGCTGAAGTGTCTTGTTTTCTTCAACTTCAAAATCAAGACTCATGGCTTCTATCTCTTTGAAAAATCGTATTGTGTATGTATCAGTCTCTTTGTTATACAGGTTAGCATTGAACCGGCGTGGTATTCTAGGCTTCCATTCGTGTGGCAGGATATCTGTTGTCAGTTTGCGTACGGTTGAGGAATCGAAGTTTGACTCATTGAGCCCGGCTATCTGTAGCTTCTGCATTTCTTTGTATATGCCGTTGCCCTTTGACTTTGCACCGAACAGTGTATCCACTATCTCAAGTTTCAACTGCCCCCCAAAGGACACACGTATGCGATAGTCCTTCTTTCCTTCTCTGCGTGAGAGGAAATCAGATACCATATTGCATACAGAAGTGTATGCCACATCATGCAGTGAGTCGGCCCCCGGCAGAAGGTAGCGTCTGAAATGCTTTTTGATCAAAGACTCTGCATAAGGAATCAGTAGTTCATACATCTTCGAAAGTATGCGATCTGACTTAGGATAATCTTTCTCTACAAGGAATTGATCTTGTAGTGCCCACAGTTTGGATTCAGTAGGGGGAAAGACACAGTAATTCTCTTTGCATTTAGGGCACGGTAGCTTCCTCTTATGCCAACGTGTTCTATCAGCCACTTCAAATGAGTGGTTGCATCGCCTGCACTTAACAATCCGTTTTGTATCTTTGATGTGCGCTATCATTTTATGGTTAAAACCAAAACAAGAACTGCCACCCCAACCAACCAGGAAATAGGAATCAAAGATAACATTACCCATGTCCCCAAATTGATCGGAACGTTTTTAGTCTTTTCCTTTCCGCATTTTACACAAGTAAATCCCTGAATGCACCACATAAATCTTGGATCATTATCTGTCTGATCCCATTTGTGTTTGCAATGTTTCATACTATTTGATTCAACCAGCAGAAAAACAAATACAGCGATCTCACCACAGGGACAGCAACAACAAACCATATGCCAATAAAACCAAGCAAGAGGAATCCGTTACGCACCACTGACGAATTTACAGCGATACCCTTCTGGTTTATCATAGACCATACATTCACTTTCTGTTTCAGAACCAGAGCAGTAGCAAAAGCATAGATAGCTATTGCCTGCAAAAATGAAATAACCTGTAGCACATCAAAACTCATACACTTCTCCCAGTAGCATCAACAACTCTTTATATTCCGTCATTGCAATCTCAGCCCTATCTGTCTTAGCTGTTATCCAGTAACATCCATCTCTTTCTACAGTAAAATAAAACTCTTCGTTCACGTCAAGCGAGGAATAATAGTCAATAAAATCCTGAATCAGATCCTCTACTTCAGCACCATTAGCTGACCTTTTGTATCGTGTGTGGCAATAGGCACTGTAGTCATTTATCGCATCATTCAGAACATCAAGAAAGAGAACAAGTTCGTCTGGTCCTTCCATGAAGCATTAGTGTAACCTGTAGCTTTTACCCCCACTGGTCCGCCATTGCTAATGCTATCCCTGGAAATGTTTTCGATCTTTCCATAGCGTTTTTTGATTCGGCATACCATTTAGACATTCTCTTGCCAGATGAAAGGGTTATGATCTCGCCCTTGTCTACTATGTTCGTAGCCCACAATTTCGTTAGACCTTTTAACCACAAGCAGGTTGATTTTTGAAATGGGTCTCCAAATTGATACGGCTGAATAATCTGATCCGGTTTTCTCCACAAGGTAGACATGATACCGACAGGATTTTCGATAGCAACTTTAGGACATTTCAAATCTGTAAACTGCATGAAGAAATCAATACCTTGTTGTTGTCTACCATCTTTGCGCTTCTGTTCAAACCACTTAGCACCGCTACAAGCTAAATGCGTACATGGCGGAAAAGCAATAATCATATCCCAGTCTTCTTTGAGTAAAGGGAGAACGTCCTGCTTTAGATGCCATTCAGGGTGCCCACCGCTACAATCTTCTAAGTCACACGAATATGCTTCGTGACCTCTATTTCTAAAGGCAAGAGTTACTCTTTGACTCTCTTCACAAGCTACAAGAATTTTCATTTAATACCTGTGGAACCAAAGGCTCCAGTCCCTCTCTCTGTCTCACTCAATTCGTCAACTTCTTTGACTACAAACTCGTCTCTTTGAATCAATCGTATCTGAGCAATACGGTCTCCAGGCTTGTATCCTAATTCTGGGTAACTAACGGTGTGCTTGATGATATGCTTGAACCTTACAAAAAGTTCTCCCCTGTAATCTTGGTCAGCATATCCGACTCCGTTCGCAAGCATAAGTGGATACTTACTTATAGATGAGCGGGGGAAGATCAACACATCATACCCATCAGGAGGCTCAATAGCAATACCAGTTCGATACTGAATATACTGACTCTCAACAGTCATTGCATCCTTAGTGTCAAGTGCAAACAGATCATAGCACCCAGATTTCTCTGTTGCTCTAACAGGCAAGATTGCTTTCTCATGCAATCGTTTTACTTTTAGCTCAAGCATTGTTCGCCTCATTTCGTTCAATTGATTCAATCATAGCAACACCAACAGCGATAACCTGAATAAGCTCTTTACGATAACGATTCAACCTATCACTGTCTCTCTCATAGAATTTAGTGAAGTGATATTCAAGGGCTTCCTTGCTCACTTCCCCCACTTCCTCCATGAGTATAGCACACCATTCGATAGGCATATGGTTTTGCGGCCCCCATTTCCCTATCTGCCTTTTCCTCTCTTCTCGTACCTCTTCAAAAATGTGTTTCATTAGTCCACCCATTGATATTTTCCCTGTAAATATTCAACTGCTTCTGGTATGCACCTGTTCTAACATACCCACAAGATTTCATTTCATAGCACCATCCACGATACACACAATCGGAAACACACACGCTCACCAACTCAGGATGATCTTCCTCAATGCTCTTTAGAAAATCCCTCCATGCCATACGTGTCTCAGATGATGCAAGCTGACACAATCTCTTTCTGCTTATGTAAATGATGGCCTGTTGATTGGCAAGTATTTCATGGTTCACCAGACTACCTTGAGGCAGATCATCCCGTGGTATGCCAGTTCTATCTGACCTCTGCGATTGAACAAAATGCTCTATGCCAAACTTGTGCCTTACAAAATGAACGGATACCCACGACTTCAATCCCGTCCACACCGCACGAATAGAAACCTGTCGTATGGGAGAATGTTCAGCAAGTAGAACTTTACGCTTCCAGTCAGAAGATGGATCACTCTCATCCTTATCTTTTCCTACGGTGGTTCTGGCAGAGTTTTTTACATTCTGCCATGACCCCAGTGTTTCAAGAAATTCAACCTGCATTTAATCCCCTCTGTAGTTCAACCTCTCGCTTCAAATACCACAAGGCCTTCTCAAGATCCTCTGTCATTTTTTCAGGATTCTTTTTACCGGCTCTTGCAACATACTTAACGACATTGAACAGATATGCGTTGTCATGCAGACCCCATGCTTCGCATACTTTATATACTTCATATTGACCCGGAGTGTAGTGGTCAGGATGATTTACTGATTCAGTCATAAGGTTTCAATCATCAAATATGGAGGATTTACTATTCCCTATATGCGAGAATCTTGTCTTGCATTCCTTCATATTTGCTATAGCTTGCTTAAAGTAACTGTCCTTTAATTCGATGCCTACTGCTTTTCTGCCCATAGAGACAGGGCTGTATACCTCAGACCCAACACCCATAAACGGAGTGAGAACAGTTTCCCCAAGATTAGAATATAACTCTACAAGCCGGTCAATAACATCAAGCTGAAGTGGGTGGACGTGTTTTTCGTCGTCTTCATCTTTACT